GAACAAGAGCAAAGGCTTCGTCACCTTTGGGGAAAATAACAAGTACCCATTTGAGTTGATTGACCTTTTCAACAAATCCCCAAAACACTCTGCAATCGTAACCCAAAAGGCAGCGTATCTTTCTGGGGACAAAACCGAAATCATCGGAGCAAATACTGAGGACATTGCCAGAGCGCAGGACTATCTCAACTCTATAAACTCCTACGAGGATTTTGAATCTCTCAAGACCAAGATTGCTCAAGATTGCGAGTTGTTCAACGGCTTTGCTTTGGAGATAATCTGGAATAAGGCCAAGACCTCAATTGCTGAGATTTATCATCTGCCTTTCCAGAATGTTCGCAAGGGCTTGGAGATGGATTTTGTCTATTCCGACAATTGGGATTCTCACAGACCTGAGTTGACCTACTATCCTAAGTGGAATCCAACCACAAGAGAAAACAAGCAACTCTATTATTTTAAGTTTTACCGAGCCGGTCAAGACCTATATCCTTTACCCGATTATGTTGGGGCTTTGAAGTATATTGAGATTGACACCGAGATTGCCAACTTCCATTTGAACTCAATCAAATCCGGTTTCTCTGCTCAGACGCTTATTCAACTCTTCAAGGGCATCCCAACACCAGAGGAGGCCAGAAAGACCGCAAAGCGATTCAAAGACAACTTCCAAGGAACGGACAACGCTGGGTCTGTTATTATCCAATACAACGAACCCAATGAGAACCCATCGGTCATCAACAACCTCGCACCGAGTGACTTTGACAAGTTGTTTGTTGAGTTGAACCGCCAAGTCCAAGAGGAGATTTTTGTAGGACACAAGGTAACCTCTCCGATGTTGTTTGGAGTAAAGACAGAAGGTCAGTTGGGTGGTCGTAACGAACTTGTTGAGGCTTATGAGACCTTCCAGAGTTCCTATGTAGAGCCTCGTCAAAAGCAACTTGATTCTTGCCTTTCGCATATCTTCAAATACATCAGCCCCGTAAAACTGGAGACAAAGAACAACCCTCCGATTGGCTTGGACTATGTTTATCTTTTTGAGAAGGGTATCATCTCCAAAGAAGAAGCCCGTCAAGAATTGGGAATGTCTGTTGACCCTTTGCAGTTTTCCTCTGAAAATCCTTTTGGATGGAATGATGATGCTGACATCAAGGTGTTTGAAGCATTCGGTGAAACTGCCGACAAGTTTGATTTTGTCAAGATGAAGTTTGATTCTGCTTTGAGTTTGATGATTCTTCAACTTTTGCAAAACAACCCCGGACTATACGCTGAAGATTTGGTTGATTTGATTGACGAAGACCCAGATGTCATTCAAGAGGAATTGGATTTGCTATTTGCTGACGGAATGATTGAAGATGTCGGAGGCGGTTGGGGCATATTGGCAGCAGGTTTGACCTTGCTTAAAGACAACAACATCAGCGACACTATTGAGGTTCGCTATGAGTACGCTAAGAATCCAGCGATGCCCGGTGCAGATGTTATTCCTACGACTCGTGACTTCTGTCGTAGAATGGTTGATTTTGGTCGTCTATACACCAAAGAAGACATTGACAAAATGTCCTCAATCTTGGGCTACGATGTTTGGCAACGAAGAGGCGGTTGGATGACTGTGAAAGGTTCATCTCCTGCCGTTCACCTTCCCTATTGCCGTCACGCTTGGATTTCAAAAGTAGTAAGAAGAAAATGAGCAACTTTGTCTATTTCATATCAACCTCGTATCTCAAGGACAACACTCCTTTAAACGAGAACCTTGACGATAAAATCTTGAAGGCTTCCATCAAGGAGGCTCAAGAGATTTACATCCGTGACATCGTTGGCTCTGGCATCTATAACGAGTTGCAGACCCAAGCCTATGGAGGTACTTTGACGGCTGACAACACCACGCTTCTGGACTCTTATATCGCTCCTTGTTTGAAGTATTACACCTTGGTGGAGTCAATGCTTCCCTTGACATTCAAGTTTATGAACAAGAGCGTTGCTTCTCGCTCGTCTGAGAATGCCACACCAGCCACTCCCTCTGACCTTACCCACATTGAGCAGAGATACCGAGACAAGGCTGAATACTACGGAGAGCGTTTGCGTGATTACCTTCGCACCTATCCCAACAAATATCCCCTATATCTTAACCCCGGTTCTGACTTTGATACTATCCGTCCCAAGTCAACTGCTTTCTTCGGTGGTATGTATCTTCCAGGTGACGATGACTGCTATTTCAACTATGACTTCCCCAAAGAATAAATGGAGGCTAAAGAACGAAATCAAACTGAAAGCCTATGACCTTAAACCAGATAATCGCCAAGATAAAAGCGGCAGCCGAGAGTCACAAGATGGTCGGCAAGTTCGCAGTAGGGGCTGAGTTTGACTTTGCCGTTGACGAGGTTAAGTACTACCCTCTGGTGTGGTTAGTGCCTAATGGTTTCCAATTCAACCAAGAAGGGAAACTAATCTCCTATCAGTTCGCAATGATGGTGATGGATAGGCAGTTTGAGTCATCCTCAAACACCATAGAAGTCCTCTCAGACACCGCAGGAATGTTGATTGATATTATCACCTTACTTGTCAGAAATAATCGCTTAGATGAAGAATTTGAAATCCTTGTCAACGCTACTGCCGAGCCGTTCTACGATTCATCTAGTGATTGTGTGGCTGGCCATGCTATTGATTTTGTTGTCAATACCCCATACTTGGAATCCTACTGCGACATCCCAACTTGATACCCTGCATATCCACGACCTTAAAGTGGAGAAGCAAACAATCCACACGGAGCGAATCCGTATTGAACAAGCCTATGACACGCTCTTTGTATATCTTAGTGATAGCCTTGCTGATTTGCGCACCACAGAACGCCTACTCGCAGTTCACCGATTCATTGATTCGGGAGGTCAACTATCGTCTGTGGCAGGGAGCAAAAGCACGAGAGCAAGTGATACAACTCAAGAAAGAATTGGCGATTGATTCAGCACTTATCCACGAGCAAGAGGTGGTGATTGAAAAACTGGACAAAGAGAACATTCAACTCAGAACCGACAACGCCATCTTGACCCAAACGAACAAAACATTCAAGCGCATCTCAGGAGGATTGACTCTTTTGGTAGTGCTTTTAATACTATGATAAAAAGAGAAATCGTTCAGGACTACATTCAGCGTTTTCCTGACCTACCAAACCGCACTCTTGCCTCAATGATTTTCACCAAAGAGGAGGGATTGTTTGTTGATGTAGAGGCAGCAAGGCGGATGATTCGCTATTACAAAGGGGCAGACGGAGATGACAATCGCAAAGTATCTGAAAACCAAGGCAGAGAAATCAATATGTCAAGCGTAAAAGATGGATTGAGAAAACTCGGTCTAATTAGCCAAGCCGAAGAAATGAACCACATCAAACTCGGTGCTGGTCGTTATTTGATTTTGTCGGACATTCACCTTCCCTTTCACGATGAGGATGCTCTTGCTTTGGCTATTGAATACGGAATCAATCACGGAGTGGATGCTCTGATTCTGAACGGAGATATTTTGGATTGCTACGATGTAAGCCGTTTTTCAAAGGAACTTCGCAGACCGAAAATATCAGAAGAACTGGAGATGGGTAGGCAGTTTCTGAAATACTGCGCTGAGACCTTTCCAAGAGTCATCTACAAGATAGGCAACCACGAAGAGAGGATGAGAGCCTATGTGCTACGAAATGCCCGTGAATTAGGCGATTTGCAAGAGGTTTCTCTGGAATACCTACTCCGCTTTCCAGAATACGGAATTGAGGCTGTAAATCGTGAGATGATTAAACTCGGAGGATTGATTGTGATGCACGGACACGAGATGGGTGAGAGTGTTTTTTCTCCCGTCAACCCTGCACGAGGATACTTTTTGAAAGCCAAAGCCTCTACATTAATAGGTCACTACCACCAAGTATCTCATCATTCGGAAAACAATCTGCACGGAGAGCAAGTTGGTGTTTGGTCTACTGGGTGTCTTTGTTCCCTTTCTCCTGACTACCGCCCTTATGCCTACACCAAATGGTCAAACGGATTTGCCTATGTCACGGTCAATGAAGATGACACATTTCAAGTCAAAAACTTCCGTATCTTGAATGGCAAAATCTTATGAACCTAATCAAAGTCCCTTTTATATATGAACTCATCCCTGACCCAATGGACAAGTTGCTCAACGATGCCCCCGACTTGGTGGAGTACGAGCGAGATGGTTACTTGGATTTGGACTC